ACAAGGCCAACAGGCTTGCCAATCCAATTTTCACTTGCTCTCAAATTTAACAATGTGCTCATGCAGACCAAATTTCATAAACAAATGCTCCAAATGCATCATTGCCGGATGCATCGTTTGGCCCCCCATATTTAATGCCAGTAGAGGTAACAGCTGTTTGTACTGCATAAGCTGCATCAAGCGTATGTGATCCAGCAGTTAAACCAGTTATTGTAAAAACAGTTTCAACAGCAACCATTGTAGAAGCTGATGGCGCAGTAACCTGGCCCATTGGCACCCCACGACCTCGTACAGTTGATCCTTCAAGAATACCAAGAAGAATTGTTGGAACTGATGTTGATCCATGAAGAACTGTTTTTAAACGCACCATTATATTACCTGATGATGGCACAATAACGCCAAGACGTAAGTTTGTAGTATCAAGAGCTGTCATTGCTATTGTGCTAGATGTACTTTTGATTACAGCTGTTGAAGGATCATAATTTGTACATGAAAGAAGCGACATTATCCTCCTAACTTAGTTATAATAACATTATCTATAAATTGAGCACCTGGGACAACTGCTTGACCAGTTGCCGATGTTCCATAATTCGCATTTGCTGTTGCTGTGTTGACAGGAATTGATAAAGAACCAACTGAAATACTTGATCTGGTAACAAATGTTTGTGTTGAAGAACCTTGCGAAACAACAACGCTAGAACCAGAAGGTATTGTTGATGAAGATGAATTTGCTGTTACGGAAAGGGAAGTTACGCTTGCTCCACTTGCAATTGCTGTGCTAAGCGTTCCCATTGAAATAGATCCATTTATTACTACTGTAGGCACAGCATAATTAGCATTAGCTGTAGTTACATTTACAGGTATTGTCAATGTTCCTTGTGGAACGTTGGTAGCAACTGTAAAAGTTTGAGTAGAAGATCCTTGTTGAATTGTAATAGTTGAATTAGCTAAAATACCACCTGCATAAGTGTTTTGAGCAACATTTACATTTGTAACAGAATCTCCTGATGAAAAACCAGATGTAATCGTTCCAAAGCTTTGAGAATAATCATGCGTCATGTTTACACCAAAACGTGTTTCTGAAAAACTTAAAGTAGTTGGGAATTTATAAACTCCAGCGTTAGAAAGATCATAAACAAGATTTACCCCGTTTGGCTGATAAATAGTAATTGTTGTCCCAACTAATGTAACGGTATATGTTCCAAGGGGTGGTACGATATTAAGTCCAAATTGAAGATCAATGCTTCCACCCGATACATTGCCTGTTGATATACGAAAACGGTTATACCCATATTGCAATAAAACACCACTAAAATTAGATCCATCACTTGCACCAGTAGCTGAGGTAAAACGACGACCAATATTTATTATTAAAGGATCTTGGGTGCTTGGGTTTGTTGGCAAATTTAATAAAGTAAACTGCGCTTCTATGTTTTTAGCATTTAAGAATCTAAGAGCAACTTTATTATCTCCTGTAGTATAAGGAGCATAATCCATTGTTTGGTTAACAGAAGTAATTTGAAAACTTCCAACACTATTAGCAGAAGTCAAATGCGTTACATCAGTCCCACCCAGGTCGTAAAGCCATTGTTGTGGAGTTCCACCGTTAGCAACATCTGTATATCTTGCTACTAAAGTATTGACTGCTGCTCCTGTAAAATTATCTGAAGTTATAGTAGATGTAGCAGATGGGTTTGGAAAATCATGAACAAAAACTTGTGATGGTGATGATAATATATAACCAGATTGTGCAACAGGTGTTAAAACTACTTCTATTGGAAAAGTACCTATCGCACTATATGTTGCTCCTTGTGTAAGCGTTTGTCCAGCTCCACCACCACCTGAAGTCCATACATAATCAAGACCAACAATTCCAGAAGGAACGGTAAATTGAGAATTATAATCATTCCATGTTGGGACTAATGGTTGCACTGGTACAGGTGTTAAAACGCTTGAAGTATCAATCCATACAACTGGTAATGATTGATAAGTAGCTGAACTTGGAGCTTGTGGGCCATATGTTATAAAAACGTTTGTTGGCACAGAGCCTTGTGGCCCTTGATATCCTTGTGGTCCTTGAATACCAATATTTCCTTGATATCCTTGCGGTCCTTGTGCCCCTGGTCCATTATTAAGTATTAAAGCATCACTAGTTGCTTGCCAATAATTAACATCTTGCCAATAAACCCTTATATAAAAAAGTGATGCTTCTGTGCAAGGAATTTGCCAAGCTCCATGAGAACCATATTGAGTACCACTTGTTACAGGGCCAAAATCAGCAGGTAAGCCATCATTTGGTATAGGATCTCCAAGTTCAGGTGGTGTAGAAAATCTAGAGCTATTCCATAAATCTACTTGTGCGCCATCAATCGGTCCAGTATTGCTTTCTACCAAACCGCTAATTACTATAGAAGAAGAAGAGCCTAAAGTAATTTTTAGCATTAAATGCCACCTGCATTTGCTGCTGCGTACATAAAGTGAGGCCGAGCAGGGTTAATAAACATTCTTGGAATAAGACCACCAGCGACAAGCATAGAACGCTTAGAACCAACCATGTACGCCCTTTTCATTTGACGAAGTTGTTTATCAGCAATTTCTTTTTCAATTTTATAAAATTCCATCCAACGGTCATAGTAATCTCTACGATTTAACCAAGCAGCATTCATGCCTTCTGGCGTTGGCTGTTCAATATATTGTCTTGCTACATGTTTGATAAAATGGGCATATGTTTGAGAAGTCAAAACACCGACCCAATTACCTGGCCATGAAGCATTTGCTGTAATACCAATTTCGTAAGCTGGCTGGAAAACTGGTTGAAACTCATAGTTACAATAATCAATTGCTTCTGTTGACATTATAAATGAAACTTGCTCGTATGCATTAAAATTTGATTGTTTCATATTTTGTAGATATGGACCACCTTGATCAGAATCAAAAGATGCATCAATTCTTTGAAAAATATTTACTGCAAGCTGTCTTTCATCATAAGTTAAACCTGACCAAAATGGCATTTGTTCTGTTACTTCGTATTGATCAGTTGCAGTTCTTGGTGATCCACCTATTGAATAAGACCAGGTAACAAGGTAATTACCCATAATAGATGATTGTTGGGAATTAAGTGTATATTGATATTTACCAACGTCTTCTTTTGTTGCAACTGTACCAGCAGGAACAACAATAGTATTGCTATCAGTGTTTGTTACTTGTAATGTTACTTCATCATTATCAGGATCTGCCAAGGCTCCATTTTGATAAATCATAAGGCCAACAGGCTCTGCAGCAAATTGTGGTACAGGTCTAACTCGCATTTTTACCTATATTCTTTCTAACTTTAAAAATTAAAGCTGTTCAGAATTCCAATTGGTTTGTCCAATTGCTTGATAAAAATGCTTTAAACCATTGCTAGCGCCACGTACATAAACGTGAGTATACTTAGAAGTAACTTCTACAACAGGCGTAGCGTTTGCAAGTAAACCAGTTGGTTGAAAAGAATCTTCTCCCCAAGCCTGTGTTGCTGAAAGAGGGCCATCTACACCCTGATATTTATGGTGAAAAGTACCTGTGTTGTCTACCCACATTACATGAGTCATTCCATTTTCCTGGTAAACAGCTGAAGCCATTTCTTCATCTCCTGAAGTAGTCGGCGTAGGTGCCGGTGGTTGATTTGTTTGAGCTAAAATTGTTGGTATTTGATTAAGTATTGGCTGTCCTGGGCATGCTAAATGATTTCCACCAGCAACCCCTAATTCACCATGACCAATCCAACCAGAACCATTTGGGTCAGTAGTACGAACAAGAGGTATGTTGCTTGTAGTATTTAACCATTCATAAAGAGCAACATCAGCAGCAATTTGAGCAGTTGTTAATGAGTCGCCAGAATTGCCTTCGTGCTCAATAGAAATTGCAACACCATTATAATTAGCTTCTGCCCAAGCTGTCATAGAAGTATCTACATATTGATGCACTGTTCCATCTTTGCCAACCCCAAAATGAGCAGAAACTTGAGCAGCTGGATTTTGAAACCAATTATCTGTACCAGCTAATGTTCCAGACATAATATGCATTACACCAAGTCTAACTTGACCAATTGGGCCACCTACATTAGGTACATTATCCCCAAGCCATACAGCTCCTGGGTATCTTGCCATGTTATCTCCCTAAGAATCTTCTATAACTAATATTGAAAAGAACAATGAAATACATCTAGGTTCCATTTGCAACACCAGCATCTGGAGGATCAAGATTTTCATCTAATGAATAATCAAAATCTGTACTAGTAGGCTCAACAAATTCTTCAGTTTCATTAGCTTCTGCAAAATCAGTTGGATCTAATTTCTCTGGCAAAGACCAATCATTTGTTATTAATTGTTGTGTATGACTAAACATATCTTGTATTTTTAAGAAAATATTTTTGGTAATGTTACGTACATAGTTCAATCTAGAATTTACTTTGATTAAAATTATTTTAATTCTTTGTTTACTATTTGTTATTGAAACTATTGTTGATATATCTATAATAATAGCTTTAAATTTAGAAGCATTAACCATTGTACTTTCTAAAATATTAATTCGTTTTGTTATAGTAGATTTTCTAATTAAATTGTATGTATTTGCTGATGCAGATATTATTGATGAAATAAAACTTTTTGCTGTTGGGTTTGATTTTGCTTCAATTGATTGTTTAACGTTACCTGAAACATTTGAATTAGAAGATTGTTGAGTAGTAAAACCTAATAATGAAGAAATTGATCCTACAACATTAAAAATTATATTGCTTATTGTTATATTATTATCAATTTTAGAAGATAATAAAGAGCCATTTAAAGTTGCGTTAGTTTGTGTATTTGTATTTTTTGTTTCTTCATTTGTTGATAAATTTGATGTTATGTTACTAGAACTAATATAATTTCCAATTATATTTCCAATTATATTTATTGGTTGTCCAACTAAAGCTTGAACACCAGATTCTGCATTATTTACGCTAGAAATAGTTTCTAATATAGTAGCTCCGGTAACGCTTTCTGTAGTAGTATTGCCTGAGCTTGAATGGCTAGTTGTTAAGCTTGATGTTGTTATAACAATACCAGCACTAGATTCATTTGTATCTGTATCAGTTACAGATTCAGATATTGAACCTAAAATAGAAATAGTAGAAGGTAAATAAGATATTTCTATGTAATTTGATGTATAGCTAGAAGAACTCCATGTCCACTTAGTAATAGCACCAATTCCATCTGTCCCAGATGTTCCAGGCAAATAATAAGCAGCGTTTGCCATTGACGTACCATTTAAAGGACCTGTCCACACAGATGGCGTTAAGTTTGACCCAGATCCCCAAGTTGTGCTAGTGGTAGACCCAGCTACCGCAGCTGCTATCAATATTAAACTTGAAGTTTTTGCAGCTGGGGAAGAGAATCCAGGTGTTGTTAATGGGCTTGATACTCCGTAACCATTAATAACTTGGTCTAGAGGGTTTGAAGAAATACCTTTAAAATGATAAATATATGCATATCTATAATTGGCACTTGTTGAAATGCCATTATTATCTGTAAGGTTAAATTGAACTGAGTTGCTGCCACCACCTGCTGAAATACTATTTGTTACATAAGTTCTCATTATAGCTAAGCCTGGAGCTGCAATAGAAAATACATATGCATCTCTTACCCATGTATTACCAGAAGTATCTGAAGCAGTTTGACAAATTGCTGTAGAACCACCATTTCTAACAACAGCAATTAATGTATCACCTAAACTTATTTGGGACGCATTGCTATAAGTAGCAGTTATCTGCGTACCAGTACTACTAGGAGTACCTGATCCAGCAACTTGAACATATGAAATGGGGGTATAAGCGCCCGCCATATTATTACGACAATGTTACGGTAATGCCAGTGGTAGCTGGAAGGGTGATCTGCATACCAGAAGTTAACATTGGTACGTAGTTTGAAAGTGTATTCCAAGCATAAACAGATCCTGCGCCTTGGGTTTGGCTAGAAGCAAGGAAAAAACCACAAACATTGCCCCAAGATCCACCAGAAGTTGTAGATCCAGATGGGAAAGTAATAGCTGTTGTATAGTTTGTAGTTGACCCATACGTAGAAGATCCGCTTGTTGTTATAAATGGTGAAGGTGTTTGTGGAGCAGCAAATGCGCTAGATTGACTGTTTGTCACTGATTGTCTTGCATAGTTATTTGAGCTAGCAACTTCTGTTGCGTAATAACCTGATGTTGAAGATGCCAATGCAATTGTTGAACCAATGGGAAGAGTAGTTGCAAAAGAAGTAGAAGAAAATGATAACGTTGTAGCGCCAACATAATTAGAACCACTACCAGAATAAGTTGACCCTGATCCTGATACTGATGGTGTTCCTGTAGTAGTTACGTTCTGGGTAACTGCTCCATTTGGGCTAGTTATAGTAAGAACTGTGCCTGATGGCAATGCTGTAGTAAGTGGTGTTCCAGTTGCCTGGTTTGTTCCCTGAGCACAAGCAACAGAAGTTAAAGAACCAGTCCCAGAAGCAGAAGATAAAACACCAATTGTTCCATAAAAATATGGTGTTACTTCTTGCCACCAAGTGGTTGAACTTGTTGCATCCTGAGTTAGAGCACCAGCTGTGGTATTAAAAGTGACAGTTCCAGAAGCTGCAGAACCAGACGTTGCTACACAACGATAAAGTTTATTTGTTGCAGCTGTAGAAAAGTTTGAAGGAATAACAAGATCCCCAACGTTATATGTTTGTGCTGAATAAATGCCTTTTGAAGAAGTAATAAGCCCTACATAATAAGTACTTGGGATACCAGATGTATTAGAACCAAATAATGCTTGAAGCATTTGCGGTTCTCCATATGAGGTCAAAGGCATAATAATTTTCTCCTATTGGAATTGAACATCAATAATAAAATAAATAGAGTCCCCACTATTTAGTGTAAGACCTGTAAAATCTGCTTTTGCAAATAAACTGCCAGAAACAGATTGAACTACTGTAGAAGCTGCAATTGAACTAAGTGCTGTTGAACCGTTTACACCACGAGTAACTGTCCAGTTAACACCACTTATAGCTGTAACAGTCATAACTTCTGTTAAAATTTGAATGTTAAATGGAGTAGATGGTATCGTACCAATGTTTCCAGAATTAGAAACCTGTATTGATGTTTGCACTGCACTAGTTATTTGAGTAGCAAGCGTTGTTTGGTAAGGTGATGTGGCAGAATCAAATAAACCAACATTTGTAATTGTTTCAGAAGATCCTGCAGTCAACGTTGCAACAACTTGGTAAGTATCCCCAGATGTTGTAGAAGTTACAGAAGAAGTAGTTCCTGCAGCTCTTCCATCTGCTATAACTTCATTAAACAATCCTTCATCTGAAGGAGCAGAAGTACCTGAACCTATACCCCATGCAATATATTTTGGCACAGAAGAAGGTGTAGCATAAGTATTTAATATTCTTTGTACTATGCCAGATCTACCTAATGTTGTAAGTGTAGCAGCCATTTACTTCTTCTTAAATAATTTTTTTATTTTGCCAAGAGTTGTATCAGAGCTAGACTCCCAGGAAGATACTATACCAAAGTCTTCCTGGGAGCCATTAGCCCTAACAATAATTGCTTTGACGTTAATTTTTTTAACGCCAGATAATTCCATTTACTAACCCTGCCAACGAGTTGTACGGTACTGACCAGTTTGTACTGGAAGAGCACCAACATTAGAACCAGTTACAGTAATTGATGTACCAGACGCTGTAGCGTTGAAAGCATTTGTTGTTCCTGGCCAATAAGGAACATTTTGGCCCTGCACAGATGAAAGCACAAAACTAGTACCAGGAGTAACTGTTCCAACATAAGCATTTGTTGGAATGCCAGTTCCAGTTACAGGCTTGCCAAAATCAGCCCATGTAATGCTTACGTCGGCAACAGTTCCTGAACCAGAAGTTACAGTAGCCGTATCGGTTCTAGAATAAATTTGTGACTCAACAACTGATGTACGAATTTGGCGAACTTGCGTTTCAGCACCATATACAGTAGCACCAGAATAACCAGTAGTTGCATTTGGATTATGAACAAGTGCATCTGTTACATATGTAGGAGCTTGATATGCAGAAAAAGCATTTGCTGATTCTGGGTAAGCAACGACAGCAGGTGATGACGAATAAGCAGTACCACTTGTTGTGTATGTATTCCATACAAGCGTTGTTGTGCCAGTAGTTGTTTGCAAAGTTGCATTAGCAGCAGTTGTTCCAACATAAAGGTTGAAAGACGAAGCTGTAGTAGGCTGCAAAACATTTGCAGTTTGATCTGTTATTGCAAACGAAATTGAAGCAGATGTTGTTGCTACAGAAATAGATGTAGCTGGGCTTGAGAAAGACTCAACGCCATTACTAACCCTTGTTACGTAATAGTAATACGTAGTTGCTGAACCTGGGTTAATTCCAGGAGTTGCTGTTATTCCTGAATAAGAACCTGGAGGGGTTACGTTCGTAGTTGCTGCTGAAGAAACTTTGAATGCAGAAGTTGTAAGACCAGAAGATGAAACGGTAAAAGTACCATTCAAACTAGCAGCTGTTCCAGTAAACCCAGCAACAACTACTGTCTCACCAGCAGTAAATGTATTAGTAGCAGTAAATGTAAATGTATAATTACCTGAAGAACCAGTAACGCTTGCTGCAGTAATACTAACGCCTGTAGCTGAAGTAGCTGTAGTTGTTACTGAAGCTGGTGGCTTAAGCAGATAAACACCCTGCTCACCTTCCATAGCAGAAGCGCCACCCTTAGAATTAACTCTAATGGCAAGCTTTTCTGCAGATTCTGTTGCTACGTTATATGTTGTCATCAGAAGCCTCTCTGTGTCGTGTTGTATTGACCGTTCTGGAAGACAATAGCCCCAGCCCAGTCCTTAGTGTTTACGTTTGTGTTCCAGCTGATAAGGTCACCGTTCTGAGCTGTGATCCATGGATTCCACATATTGTAAGCACCACTTATAGTGTTGTTATATGGATAGGCAGTTTCTACAGTACCATTTGTAGTTTGACTAACACCATTTTGTGTAGTGTTGTTAATTACAAAAGTCGTATTGTTTGTGATCGAAGCAATTATAAATGTTCCGTTGAATACAGCAGGGATTGTACCCTGTATTGAAACTGATTGGCCTGCACTAAAAGGATTAGCTGAAGTAGTTGTCACTATCCATGTTGATCCGTTTGCTACAATTCCAGAAACGGCAATCGATGGAGTGAACTTAAGTGAACCATCTACAGAATCGGCTACAGCTTCCTGAACGGCCTCTACATAATCATCAGAGACTTCATCCTGAGCGACTTCATCAACTACAACCTCAGCCTCTACTGGAGCTTCAGCCTTTATTTCTTTTTTCTTAGAAGCCTTGGGAGAATCCTTGACTTCTTTTACATCCTTAGTTGTTTCGTCGCTCATCATTTCTCCTTTAGTAGCGTCGTGAAACTTCCCCATTCCAGACTTCTTCTGGAGTTAGGGATTTGCCAATTGGTTCTGCCTCATCTGGGAGGTCCTTCTTGTAAAGACCATTTTCTTCAGAAGCATTAGGTCCTAAAAGCTTAGCCATACGATCATTATGATCTTCTACGTTGCTAGGCTCATCTGTTAATTCTGGAATCCGCTCAGAAGCTTCTTCCTCTGTTAAAAATCGAATCTTGCCTCTTTGGGCTGCACGAAGAATATAAGGATCTCTTCGTAAATCTCCCTCTAAGGTCTGTACAGAACCGTGGTAACCATTTGGGGAAAGTAAGAACGATCCTTTGGGGCTATTGAACACTGTTCTGGCTGCAGTAAGGTTTTCAATCCATTCTGCAGTCTGTACATCTGAAAAGGCTTTTGCGCTTGGTGGCACAATTGACTTTGCAGCTGCTAAATCTTGTGGGTCTGGCTTGTGATCTACAAACTCTCCATCAAGAGAAGGAACTTCAACTGGGGTAGCTTCCCCACCGTCACTTCTTCTGGTAACTTGTCTTGACATTTTAATTTTCCTTTGCTTTCAAGGGATACGATATGTATCCTGAGCTAACTTTAAATACTAAGTGTTTGTGAGGGGCTAGAGCCAATCCCTAACCCCATCACAAACGGCAACGCACTCGTAAAACTAGGCCTTGACGATCTTACCAAGACCACGAGGGTTAAGAACGATCTCAGAAACAAGCTCGTCCATGACCCAACCCTTGTGGAATTTCTCAGGGGTGTGGTTCTCTTCAACGTCAAGGGAGTACATGACAGGGAAGACACCGAGGAACTCAGGAGCAGGGGTCAGATAGACCGTACCCTGAGGAACCTCAATTGAACGCTGAACCTGGAAACCACCGAACTGGATGATGCGCTCACCGGCAACAACACGGTCCTTGAAAGCCCAACCAGTCTGGTTAATGTCCCACTTGTAAAGGTCACGGTAGTCGATTGGGTTCATCAGAAGGCGAGCAGCCTCAAGCTGGTGAACTTCGATCAGACCAACGAGGTCATACAGCGAGTCAGGAGTTACATAACCTGAAAGCTCATTGACGATGTGGGTTGGTGAAACAACGTGGTTAGGGTCAACAGCGTAGTTATTGATAGCAGCTTCAAGAACTGTGATCAGGCGAGCATCCTCTTGTTGCATGATAGCCTGCTTCGACATGTCTTGGGCATACTCTACGATGTTAACACGCAAGTACCAGAGGTCTTCCTTCTTAATCTGAGGGAAGGTGGCGATACGGAACAAACGGACTGGAACTTTCTTACCTTCGAATGGGGTAACACGAACTTCACCCTCATTACCAGACAGAACGTAAGCCTGACCGTACTCGTCCAGAACGTCATAGACAACTGGAACACCAGGGGTCAGTGGGTCCTCAAGAAGGACGTTACGGGTCATACCCTGGTAACGAAGCTTCAGCTGGATAGGACCAATCATACCCTGGCCCAAACGGACCATATAGTTGTCCTTGTCAGCAAGGATCTGCGACAGACGACGTTGCTTCTCTTCACGAGTAGCAGTAACACGGCCTGTAGCCTCCTTCAGACGACTACGAGCCTCAACAATGTCATTTACATAAGTATCTGACTTGCGAGCTACTCTAGGGCCAATACCGCCCTGATTTGAAGTTAGTGATGTAGACATTATATTTCTCCTTTAAGAAATTAAGTTACTGAGCGTTACCAGAAACTGTGCCGAGCGTGCCAATAGGTACAAGACGGATAACAATTTGTGTAGCGCCAAGAACATCAATAAGCTCAGCAACTGGAACGGCACCTGAAGCTTGGTCAGTGGTAAGCATACCCTTCTTGCTAGTACCAGTACCAGCGTAAAGGTACTGACGACCACCATTGTTAGGCACTGTGTAACCAGCTGAAGCAGCTGTATCGAAAGCAGGAGCACCAATGGTGAAGAAGGCATTAGAGCCACCCAACCATACTGCTACTGAGTTCATACCAACCTGTGAAAGGTCATCGATGTTGGCATTACGGTCGAAAGCAGCAAGGCCAAATGGCTTAGCATAGGCTGTGCTTACGTTTGTAGCACCATCGTAAAGAGCAACCGTGTCAGCACCTGTGCGGTAAACAACCATGCCTGAGTAAATGTTACCAGTCTCGGCTGGGTCCAGGAAGGTGTTGTACGGGGTAGCCTCGTACTTTTCGTACAATGGTGTGCAAGTTCTGTGTACACCAACATTAGCAACGCTGTTAAGCTGTAGCATGTTTTTCTCCTTTAATTAAAGTGTGATGAGGTAATCGTCTTTTAATACATCTTGCTTCGAAACCGAAGCGGTTCTTGTGGTACGGCCCATCTCTGGAACACGGTTAGCCTTTGAGTTAGCAACTCGCATGGTTTGGCGTGTTTTTACCGCTCCGGTTCGCTCCATCGTGTCAAGAGTCATAATTACACCCTCAATCTTTGATGCAGACATTTTTTCATACTGAGCAATGTGCTTAGCACGCTCATCTCTGTTAACCATGCCAAGTCGCTCAAGTCGATCTACAAGGTTAACGGCTTTCAGAAGGCCTTCACGATTAGAAGCAGTCTTTTCTCTTTCTACTTCTTCTTCTTCAGATTCCATCTCACGCTTTGATTCAGCATCAGACTTCTTCTTGTCATCCTTCTTATTATCCTTTTTCTTGTTCCTTTTAGCAACAGGCTGGTAAGGAGCAAAAGCTGGGTTTGTAGCATCACCAGGCCAAGGAGTCTTGTTCTCGCTTTGCTGCGGTACAAAACCAGTTGAAGCACCATCGTTGTAGTATGGTGGAACATCGGCAAGCTGAAGTTGGTTAGGCTGAAGGTTAGGTACAACTACATTGTCAATAAAATCAGGTGTCATAACTTCTTGACGAGATTCTGTAACATCGTCAAGATCCTGCACTTGTGTTGGACGAGAAGTCTCTTGGTTACCATTAGTAGCCAGCTTGCCTTCTAATTGATCATGTACAGCCTTTAAATTGTCAATAACATTGGCAATCTTTACAGACTTGCCTTCCTTAAGGTGTTTGAAAATTATACCTAGTCTACGGTCAATAGCGTAAACTCGCTTGTCATTTTTAGCAGCAGACTTAATAGCATTGTGAGCAGCCCACATAGCCTTATCTACTTCCTCAACGCTACCTCGCTCAGCAAGACCCTTTGCAGCTTGACGAACAAATTTAGCAGCAGCACGCTCACCAATAGGTTGTTCCTCAGCATAAATATCAGGCTCAGCAACAACACGATTGTCACCAGGTCCACCCATAACATCCATAGCATCCAAATCTTGCACATTAATGTTGCGTGCAGGCATTACGTCCTTCCATTGTGAAGGCACTGGTGGTGGTGCCATTGATGATAGACCTAATGGACCATCAAGGTACATGTTCGATACTTGATCGTACTGAACACCAGGTACCATAGCCTCTCTTTTACGAGGCCGTAGTTCTTTATCAAACCGGCTCATATTAGCTCCTTGCCTTTGCTGTGTTACAGCATCTAGTTGTTGCATCCTTTGCAAATCTCTTAACTTAAGTAATTCTTGCTCAAGTTCATTAATTCTTGTGCTAGGATCATTTTCCGCAGAACTTACATCAGATGCTTGATCTGCTTCTTGGTCTTCAACAGCTTGCTCTGGGTCTTCCTCTTCTTGTTGTTGTGGAGGCCCAGCACCTGCAGGCTGCGGTTCATATTGTGGATCACGACCTTTTTTATCAGTATCGGGATTTTGGAAATCTTCTGGTGGAGCTTCATAACCACAAGAATCACAAAGCATTCCATCAAATTCGGAACCACATACAGGGCATTGAGATTCATCACGCATTGTGTCAACATCAGCTGGCAAACGCATGATCTCCTTTGATACCCTTAAATTAGGCATATGGAACCATTTTCTTGTCTAGGAACCAGGCACTCTCATCTGCTGGGTCAAAAACACAGCTAAGTTCAAAGAAATTTGGATTGTGACAATTTTCCCAAACCAAAGCTTCTTTTCTGGAACCGTTCTTATAAATATCTAACCTCATGCCCTTCATATAAGGAAGGTGTTCGCAATAGTCACGTTCGGTTTTAGCGTTATTGCCACATGCAGAACACGTAGTAGAGCCTACATCAGCACCCATGCTTACTCCAGGAATTTGACCACTCATAATTGCTTGGCCAAGTTTTGGAAAAGTATGAGAATCGATTTCCATCAAACAGTACACAGAACCATCTGTGTGCCCTGATGCAAGTCTTGTTTCTTTATAAAGAGCATCAAGCACAACTCCACGAGCCTCTTTTGGATCACTATTGTTGTGCTCTACAAAAACTGGACGACCTACAAAAGTTTTGTAAGCCTTTTTAAGTTCTCCTACTGGCCAGCCATCGTAATTAGCATTGACCCTAGAAGATATCGCCCTAGAAACTGCATAGAGATAGCCAGGACGCTCCTGGTAATCAAAATCCTTTAGTGTGATAGGATGAATTTTGACTTCCTCAGCTTTCTTGAGGAAGCCTCTACGTTCTAGAGTTGGTGCGCCGAATTTTATCATAATGATCTAACTCTAAATTTGAGTAAAGAGTTTAAATACATTCTTTTTGCAAAAGAAATATTCAATGTTTATTTAAATTGACAGAATTCAAATGTCGTTCTAAACGATTGTCAATATCAATTATTTTTTTACTTAATTCTTCAAGTGTTTTGCCACTATTAGCAATAACTGGCATAACATCTGTACGCATAGTATTTACGTCACGATTTACAATTTTTACAGCATCTTTTAAAGATGAACCGGAATTATCTTGTACTTCATGCTCAAGTTTTTCAAGTGTGCTATCTTGTTTACAAAGGTGTTCCCGTATTTCTGTAAATTGATCACGCATTGATGGGTATCCAACTTCTGGGACTCCCATAACTTGATCATGGATAGCTGATTGATTTTTTGCTATTTTAGCTATAGATCTTCCAACCCAAATAAGCAATGTGCCAAACGCAGTGGCAGTTGCATAAATCAAAATTGTTTCTAAAGTAGTATTGATAGATATAACAGATAACATTTTAATCTTCGTATATTGAATCAGTAAGGTCTAAACGATCAAGATTGCGAGCTGTACCTGATTCTTTTATTACTTCATACTTTTGTATATCAGTAGATAACGAAGTTATACCAGAAGACCTGGTATTTGCTGTTAACAATCTTGGTTTTGAATCTAATAGTCTGCTCATATCATTCCTTATAATACTTAATAAAAAAAATTACATCTTTCCTTCATCATTTTGAAAATCTAAACCAGCACCAGTGTTACCATATCCAACTTCACCATCATCAGCAACACCATGCTGCATAGCTTCATTCGCAGCTTCATTATCGCTACCAACTGCATTTGCAACACGATAATTTTCTTCAAAATCTTCTAAATTAAACTTTTCGTATTGGCTATCTGTAACAATTTTCATACCTTTTATTATTGTCATTTTACGACGAAGTTGCTGCTCTTTAGGAACACCAAAATACATACGACCACCATATTCAGCTACATAACCATCATTATTAGATGCAGTTTTTGTAGAGGCGGTTTTAAAATCAACAGAATTTCTTTCTCCACAATTAGGGCATGGATTATTTAAAGTTTTCCCAACGAGTGAATCTTTATCAAGATCATCATAATCGCCTAACCAATCACAGGAAGAGCATTCAACTGGATTATCGTAGATATCAAAATCATAATCGCCATTGTTAAAATCATCATCATATTCATATGAAGAACCAGTTACAGAAGATTTCTTTGTTTTCTTTGTATCTGTTTTCTTTTTCGTTGGCTTCTTAGGTTGTGATTTCTTTTGATCATCAGATTCTGCTGGGCGCTGCGGTGGAATCATACCTGGCATAAGGAACGGGCCTACCATGCTATCTGCATCAGCTTGCGTACCAGGAGTAAGAATATTAGGTGCTGATGGTTGTGATGTTATGTCAGCAATGCCTTGTGGTGACATTTGTGCAATCATTTCAGGATTTTCTTGCTGCATATTGTATGCCATGAACTCTTGATAGTATTCAGGAGGAATAGGAAGTTCAAGAGCAATAAGACGCTCAAAGAGATCTTTTTTAAACCTTTGCTCAGCAACAACAGTTTGAAGTTTTTCTTCTGTCTTAGCTTCAATTTCATCTTTAAATTCAATAGGAATATTGATAGCCATAGTTTTAAGAGAAACAGGAAAACCTTGACCAGCAAGCTCCATAACAAATTGACGCTCTACCTGCTCATCTCTTAAGTTCATAGATTTAAACTGAACATCAGGGATGGCAAGTTTTGGACGCTCTTCTACGTACTCTTCTCCAGTTTCTTCATTTACAAGAAGAACTGTTTCCATGACAGGAATTCGAGCATTGCCAACTTTACGATATTCATAATGTCCTTGACGTTCAGCAACAGGACGCATACGTTCTTGAACAAATCTTGCAATCTTCTTCTGGTATGTTGTGAGCATGTTAGTAATAAGCTCACGGTTAAGGGCACCAGAGGCATATGGGGCACCGCTCTTACCACCTTGCAGAAGTTCAGCACCAATACCGAACACTTGCATAACCTTAGACTCAACACGTAAGAAGTCCTGGTCAAGACGAGGCATAGCTTCTCTACCGAATGCATTCTTAATATCAAGTCCATGGTGATAAGTCATCAAACGGAAGTCTGAATTGATAGCAAGTGCTAGGTCATCACGAAGTTGTTGAAGCTCAGTAGCGTCAGGAATCCAGGGTCCATCCTCGTCTACGTCTGGAAGACCAAGGGTAGCAAGAATAAGTGGTGAATATAACCTATCAGCAATAGCGTCTTGAGCAGCATTAAGCGATTCTTCAAGCATAAGCATACGGAAAGCACGAAGAAGAATTGGGCTACCGTGTTCTGACCATGGGTTAGTATTGTGCGTTACTAACCCAGCAGTTATGTGGGTGTGATAGTCGGCAATACCAATTGCCATAGTTTCTTCATCTTGTCCTAGCTCAATTTTTATAATTGAATCATAGGGGAAGTTGGATGGACGAGTATTTTTAACCGGAATTTCATCTGGAATGGCTTTTCTATTGCAAAGGGGTTTAACAAAGCTAGCGAGAATAGACTTTGACTCTTTTTTGCCAACTATTAAGCGATAACCATAGCCAGAATCTGGAGCATAATCATATTTTGGAACATCATAGATTCTTGACTCTACGCCTAAGAAAGAAAGAAGTATTTGACAATCTTCAAGCAAAGGACGATTCATACTTGTCCAAACAACCATGCCGTTTGAATCTACGTGGCCATCTGTGTCAAAATATCCTGCTAGGAATTCTGACCAAAATTCTTTTCCACCTTCCCAAACAAATGCAGGGACTCTCTTTGTGTGCGTTGTTTGTCCTCTAACTCCACAATCTACAAGTAGTTGTTTGATTAGATTTGGATTTTTAGTTTTTTCTCCCTGAGAAACAATCCATGAAATTTTTGTAGATCCAGCTTGTGAAAGCTTGCAACCATAGGAAGCAACAAACTTATTCATCCAATCAATATTTTCTTGATCTTCATTATGGAACATAATTGTCTTATGCCCATAACTACCATCGCCAACCATCATTCCAAGGAATCTAGCAATGTCTTTTTCTTCATTGTTGTTTTCTTTATTAGAATAATTGTGTCCAACCAAAAGGTTTGTTCCAATAGTAAGATCAGAAGCTTCGACCCAACCATTTTCAGTAAGAAATGGGTGCTCTGAGTTAACACCAATCCTTCTACCTTGTTTTGTTGTAATCCAATAAATTGGCTCTGGATCGTTTATCCCCTGATGACTTACAGTGCTATGTACAATCTTATTGGCAGTCTCATCCCATGCAAGAACTTCATCGCCAACAGCAAGGTCCTGAGCTTTAATTGGACCAGATGGAGTCATGATATCAGTAGACCCAACAACACATTTAAATTTAATCTGTTTCATAAGAACATCAGAAACAGGAATTTCTTTATCCTGTCGTGCCCAGGCTACAACATCTGGGTAAAGTTGCATAAGTGCTGCATACTCTGGAGCAGGATCACGAGTATCAATAAGCTTCTTGATTTCATCAGGCACCTTGATGTGATACTGATAAGTTCTAAGTGCTCTATTCTTAGCTACAATAACGTCATTTGGGTTAATAATCTCGTCATCTTCCCAGGCACCAATACCATCGTGCCAAGAACCCATAGCAAAAGCTTCACCTACGGTCCAATGCTCACGGCCAAGGTCAAAAAGGAATTCGTCATAATCAAGACCATCAAAGAAAAGTTCTTGATAAAAATCAGCAATTTTTGGGTCTTGGTGAGTGAATTCAATATCTAGAAGTGGAAAACGAGTATAGATATCAATAAGCGAAGGTACGAGATAGTGAGTCGTGTACATAAGACGAGTCCAGTCACGAATCTTCTGAATCTGCTCGTCGGGGTCCTCCATGTTGAACCACCAAGTACGCTCACGCCAATACTCGAAAGGATCGTGGAGCTTAGGCCATGCCCATTGAGCATCGGTTCCCATAGCAGCACCTGTACGTCTGCCCATACCTTCCATATTGCGAGCAGATTGCTCATCAAATTGAGAAGATGCAGTTCTACCATCAAGGCGTTTTCTAGCTCTTGATTCAGAAGATTGCTGATTCATCACATCTTGTTTAAAAGATCCAGGAAGAATGAGCTTTTTAGCAGCAGCTCTTGATGCAGCTGCTTTGCGAATAGGTTCCCTTGGTAGGGTCAAGCCCTCGCCGTTATTAGCCATGGTCTACTTTCTTATTAGTGATTGCAACTTGGGCAATACCCTTCAGCATACGGTGGGACTTCTGATCCACAATTACCGCACAATGAAGGAGCTCCAGAAATGTGGATTCCACCTTCTATTGTATTACCTGAAAGAGTCCAATTTGTTGCTAATTTTCTTTTTGCTGATTGTCTAATATTTTGCTGACGATCTGCCATTACATTTGACCCCCTGGAGTAAACATCTCTTCAATTTCTGTCTGGTTATAGCCAGTATTACCAGTATTACCAACCCAGCTTGTTTCTCTACCAAATGGCTTGCTAGAGTTAACAACAAGGTTTGGTTGACCAAGGCGACCATTGACAGCGTTGGCATTAGCAGCCATGCGCTCAGCAGAAAGGTCTACAAACATGTTTGCTACTGACCAATCAATAATTCCACCATCATTAGCTGTTGTAGAAGTTAAAGTAGCTTGAAGGCGGTATGAAGGAACCATATAGTCAGATGTTACTTGAAGAATTGAATCTTTATCTGAAACGCTTACTACTAGAGGGCTGCCAATACTAATCCAGTCATTAGCATCAGAAGCAAATCTTTTAAAAGATCCTTGAAGCTGGACAGATGCGGTTCCTACCCAACTTGGTTCTGGATTCAGGTTGATGGTAATAGAGCCAATATCATTACCGCCAGTTCCTGATCCAAGAGAGAACCTGCAAGAAGTGCTGTAGATCCACTGAGGATTTGTTCCAGCAGTATAATTAA